ATATCTAAATCTATTTTCATCAATCAATGATGCAGCTATCATTGTATCAACAATCAATCCATTAATTTTTAAACCCATTTGTTTAATCCAACATACGTCGTACATTGCATTATGAAATATTTTAATAGATTCTGTCTTAAGTGTATCTTGGAACCATTCTAAAGTACGCTTTTTATCCATATTAGGCCCTGAGCCATGTGCTATGGGGAAATAAAATTTTCTACCTGGCACAGCCACCGCTATACCTACAACTTCACCGTTACCAATTACAGCCCCAGATCCTTTAGATTTTAAATCAGGATCTCTAGTTTCTAAGTCAATTGCTATCTCATCGTATTGCCTTAGATCAGGATACTCTTCCGGTTCGTTCCATTCTGTTTGTGCTTCAAATAAAGGTACTTTCATTTTTTATTTCTAGTATCTTTTAACTTTAATATCTCCAATTCGCAATAGTGAATTATCTTTTCTAAATCTTTAATTTTATCTTTATGTAAATATCTACAAACGTACTTCACAACACAGCCTTGAAAGAACGAAAGATTATTTTTTGAAATAAATTCGTACGGCTGAATGTGAAAATTTTTGTAGTGGCTCCCTCCGATCTGCCTTAATTGAGGAAATGCTTTTTCTAATCCATCTGGATCTGTCATAATTGATATCCCTTCCTTTCTATTTTTGCTTGTAATAAATAAATATTTCTTTTTGCTCTCGTCGTTCCTACATACCATACTCTATGCTCTTCTTCACTCTTTGTTATGCTTCTCATGACGGCTTGTCTTATCTTGTTGGCATTATCTAAAACTAGAATAACATTATCTGCTTCTCCACCTTTAGCTGCGTGTATTGTAGAAACTTTGATCCTCGGTCCTTGATTAAGTTTTTCTTTATTTGAAAGCATTAATCGTATATAATTCCGTTCCAAAATATTACCTTTACTAAATACTTCATACCATTTTAAACTCTTATCTTGTAAATCGTCTTTATCAGCAAAGTCTAACAGATCTTTCATAGAGATCTCTGTTATCTCTTCACCATTAATATATTGCATATGAGTTAGAATAGCTTTGTATAATTTAACATTATAACTTTTACCTCTTTTAGTTTCAAAATATATTCCTTTGTCTTTTAAAATTTTACAAATCTCTTCAGCTCTATTTAAAGTTCTAGTTAAGATTAACCATTTGTTAGACAGTAAATCTAAATGATCTAATGTGCTTATCTTTTCTACTTTACCTTCTTCATCTCTTGCTTTATAATTTTTCGTCGCTCTTAATCCACGAATACGACTTATAACAACAGAAGAAAGTTCTTGAACCTTTTTAGGTATACGTCTTGATCTAGATAAAACTTTTTCTTTTGCAGGCTCGTTAATAAATCTATTTACATCTGCACCTGCCCAAGTATAGATAGCTTGATCATCATCGCCAGCTAAGTAAACATCATCAGAGTTTGATTTTAGTAAGTCATACATTTTCCATTGTAAGGGTGATAGATCTTGAGCTTCATCAACAAACACAACTTTAAAGCTAGGACAAAGATGAGGCTTGTTTACAAATTGATTTATCATATCCGAGTAATTTAGTAGGGTATTTTTTCTTTTGTATTGATTATAATTAGCCTCAATGTGTTCTACCAATCCCCATCTAACCGACGAAGATTATTCACCAGAACAATACTCATCCCAGACTGAAATACATTTTTCTTTTGCTTTTAAAATAATTTGAAAGTATTCGTTATCACAAGTTAAATAAGGTGATGCATCTACATCTTTTCTTACATTAACTCTAATACTTAAGATCCTACCTAGATCTGCATAATGATAGTCTTGCATAACTTTACTTTCGTCTAGACTCAGCTTTTGAAAAGCTAAAGAATGAAACGTCCTAAAGTATGGTAGATCTTTCTTTTTGTACTGTGGATTCTTTTCTAACATTCTATCCTTTGCTGTGTTAGCTGCTTTTCTTGTAAATGCAAAGTAACCGATTTGATCTAGTGGGGTGCCTATTCTAATGTAGGCCATCGCTCTTCTAATTAATTTTTCTGTTTTACCTGTACCTGGTGGTCCGTAGATTTTAGTTATCACAGAATATCTTCCTTGTCCTTCATATCCAATATCTCTAATTCATTTTCTTCTTCATCAAAATATCCCATAGAAATTTTTACGCATCTTACAGGATTGTTTGATTTACTATCTGAATCTTTTTTAGGATATCTTTTAGATACACTGAGCTCTGCTTGAAAGAAGTCCTGCATCATTCTACCTGTTCTATTTATTTTTAGTTTCCATTCTTTGTTCTTAAGATGATTATAAAAAGGTTCAAAAACAAAATAAGCAAAGCCATCATCAATTAATGTGCTACCATTTCTAAATGAGGTATCGCTTACAGCTTGGACACCTGTTACATACTCTTCTAAATGTTTTTGTAATAATTCTTTATCTGATGTGCCAGGTGGAGGACTCTCTACATTCTGTGTTTCATATAAGTTTTCCATGATAATTTGATAATCTTTATTTGTAACTCTTGGTGGGAAGATAGGGGTATGGGCAGCTATCAATGTTCTAAGTCTATCCTGGTTTGTAAAGTAAGTGGCATCTCTTGCTATAACTTGTTTACTGACTTCTCCTTCTTTCTTATCTACATATGTAATTGTAAATCTAAATTCTGGATCGGGAGAATAATTAATTTTGATTAAAGCTGTAAGTGGAGGGAATCTTTTTATCTTATCAGATAAGAAACCAAACTGTCGTTTGGCACACTCTGATTTCATACAATGGTCGTGTATAGGTTCCTCATCACAAGTGTGTCCTGCTGTTTCTTTTTCCCACGCTTTTATTTTTTTCTTAACTTTCTCATCACCCCATTCATTATCATAAACAATATAATCTCTGGCTGCTTGCAATACCTTTTTATCCCAAACATCACCATATTTTTTCTTAGCAAAAACCATGTAGTTGTATAAGAATCTGTCTCTGTAATCTCCCAACTTATTATCAGCTGATAGATCTTTAGTTATAATTTGTAAACAAGGTGGACCATCTACAAATTCTTCATTGCCACCTGTTAAAATTTTTTTAATATGATCATTTATAAAATTATTTAATTCTTCCTGTGTTTTTGTATTTGCGTCTATAACTTTAATAAATTGTTCAAATGTAAATGTTGTGCCGTCTAAGTTAAGACCAACTCGTTCTTGTTTCTTGAAGTATGGTAAATTAATAAAGTTACCTGATGTGCTGTTAGCACCTTGATCTAGTTCTGTTTGTTTAGGATAAACTTCTGTGCTCGGCTTAAGATTAAATGTATATAATAATTTTTCTAGAAATGATTTAATGAATGTAGCTTTGACAGGTTTGTCTGTAAAAACATACAAATGTAATCCACCGCTTTTTGATTTTACTGGTATGACAGGAATTTTATTTTTATCTATAATCTCTAAATATTTTCTTGTATCAAATTGATCATAAGCTTTTGAATCTATATCTATTGCACCAAACTTAGCCATGCCTTCATCATCACATGGTTGTATACCTATTGGTTTAATTCCTTTTAAATGATTTTCGTAGTCTTCTTCTGTAACTGGTTTCTTTGCCCAAAAATGTTCAATTTTTAATTTGCCGGTAGAGGGGTCCTTGTACGCAGACTGAGGGTCAGCATACCCATAATCTCTTTTTAGTCCTGTAAATATTTCAACAAATCTTTTTTCCATAAGTCATCATTCAGGGCCGGATCCAGTCTCCCATCACCGACCCTGTTTCTCTCGAGGGAGAAACTAGTAATGCGTTCCCTTATCGGATTGAGCTGTAGTTTCCTCACCATGTTTTACCTTAACATCTCCTTTAGAAATGCTAGTCGCAAACGCTTTGGCTTGTTGGTAAAGAGCACCATCTTGCACAGTTCCGATTTTACTTACGGACCATCCAAACCATGTGCCTTTGTCGTTAGATTGTTGCACAGTTTTTAGATGATATTGATGACTAAACGCAGCTGGAGTAAAGAGTTTTCCATCTTTACCTTTCAGCTTAATTTGTTGAATCATACTATTCCAAGTTCTACTAGTTTTTAACTGAGTAGATTTCATAGCGATCAACGCTGTTGCTGGAGAGTCTCCACTAACAATAACAAAATGTTGCGCAGTCTTCTCAATGTAATTACCATTTGATAATCTATCTTTGAAGTCTGCACCTCTAGTTGTTTTTGAAAGTATATCACTTGAAGAAGGATAAATGTTTACCGGAGCACCCGATCCATCCTTACCTCTATCTTTCCATTCAACATACTCTAGTTTGTAGTAACAAGGTATTACTTGAATACCTTTCTCACCATCAAACAGATCACCTGTAACTGTATTGTAGATCATGCCAGGTGTTGCCCCTTCGACATACTTACCGTCTCGTTTGTTAACTTCCGGTGAAAGCTGTCCCAGGATCTTAAGAAATGGTAACGCAAGA